TCTAACAGAAGCTGCTATTTTAAATGCTTCATCCGCTGGTACTATGTTATGTCGTACAGTGTTTCCAGTAATCAATAAGGGTGCAGCAGATACTATGAGAGTTACGTGGACCGTTACAATCTCTTAATAGGTAAAACTAGTGGCAACAATATTACTTTCTAAACTGGCTAGGGTCGAATTAGCAAGATCCTTTCTCAGAGAAATAAAAAATGTAGTAGACGATGACAATAATAAGTTATTCGACTACTACCATTTTGCCTTTGGCAGGACAACTGCATGGGCAGATGAAGAGACTCCAGAAGTTCCATATGACTCTGAAAAATATCTGAAACAATTTAGAAATAATATATTATTTACTCAACCAATCACAGTTGCGGATTCTTGTAATTTGATAACAAGGAGAGATTGGGATAGTACAGGAGAAACAATATACGATTCGTATGATGATGATTATTCTTCAACGAATCTTGCTGCATCTGGCGCTACTACATTAGCAGACGCTAATTTTTATGTAATGACAGATGATTTTAGAGTGTACAAATGCATAGACAATAATGGCGGTGTTGTAAGTACTGAAAAGCCCATTCACACGTCGGATGCGATAGAAGAAATGACAGAGGATGGATACAAATGGAAATTTATGTTTCAAGTGTCTTCTTCTGATCAAAATAAATTTTTAGATTCTTCGTATATTCCTGTTAGAAAAATAACTATAGACAATCCATATTATGGTGACATAAACGCAGAAGTAGATTCTATTAATATTACTGGCGGCGGCACTGGATATTCATCTACTCCCACTGTGGTAATACAGGGAGATGGAGTCGGAGCAGAAGGAACTGCTGTAATGTCAGGCGATGGGCTATCGGTTGCAAGCGTGACTCTTACTAGTGCAGGTTCTGGATATTCTTATGCATTTGTTGAGTTTATTGCTGCTGGACATCCAGATGCAGATAGAGCTGAAGGCACTGTTTCTCTTGGAGACACAGACAACGAAATTGTCTTACAGGCGACAATAGAAGATGCTGCAATTGAAGGAACGATTGAAAGAATAGTCATTGCTTCTGGTGGAAGAGATTATGTAGTTGGAGATACCTTCGTAAGTGTAGTTGGTGATGGCCAGATAGAAGCAACAGCAACAGCGACTGTAGCTGCTGGTACTGGATCAATTACAGCAATCACCATGTCTAATGTTGGGTCTGGTTACACTTTTGCAGATGTTAAATTTGTAAACTCAGCTGGCGTAGAATATTTTACTGAAGAGGAAGATTCTGACAACAAAGCATCTGCTAGAGCTATAATATCGCCACTAAAAGGACATGGAAACAATCCTGTTAAAGAATTTTTTAGTACGACAATAGCTGTAGTTGTATCTCTTTCTGACAACGATAATCGTGATCTTATATTAGATAATGACTTTAGACAAATAGGGTTAGTAAAAAATATATATAATTACGAAGAGACTGCGATATACAGAACATCTGATGGCCCAGTAACAGGTACTGCCTCTTTCATAGTAAATGTTGATGATTCTTCAGATTATAATTTAGATGATATTATCACTACTGATGATGGTGGTGAATTTAGAGTAATACAAAAAGTAACTACAACAGATTCGCCAGCAACATATGACATATATTTGCAACCTATACTTCACACAATAACTGCTTCTAGTACATTATATAATAAAACAGTAGCGGCAGCCGATGCTTTGCCTGCTATAAATAGTGTTACTGATCCAGAAATAAGTACTGCATTTGGCGAAGTAATTTACATAGAAAATAGAACTAGTATCGCTAGATCAGAAGATCAAGTCGAAACAATAAAAGCATTGATAAATTTTTAGGAAAAAGTAATGGCTCTCAATTTAAATTCTTCCCCCTATTATGACGATTTTGACGGTAACAAAAACTATTCTAGGATTTTGTTTAAGCCAGGAGTTGCGGTGCAAGCGAGAGAGCTTACTCAACTTCAGACTTTGTTGTCCGATCAATTATCTCAACTATCCAGCTTTACACTAAAAGATGGTGCAATAATCAGTGGGTGTGAGGAGAGAGTCTCATCTATTAGATATATTAAGATTAAAGACACTGATTTAGGTGGCACTGTAGTCAACAATAGTGACCTTTCAAATTATGTTGGCGCCGAAGTAATCGGTGGTACTACTGGAATAAAGGCACAGATAATTGCAGTCAGACAAGGGGCCGAAGAAACTCCAGCTACCGCAAATGTAAAAACTCTATATCTCAACTACAACGACAGAGCAGGAACAGCCAGAAAAGTTTTTGCTATCGGCGAAACTCTCACTGTAGTTTCTCTCGATAATACGATCAGCGGCGATACTTTTGTCACATATGATTCTGGTTCAGAACCTACTGGCTCAAGATTGAGATATGAAGGATCAGCACCCAAAATAGAACTGAGTCCTGGTATAATTTATGCTCGTGGGTCTTTTATCAGAACTACCTCGCTTGCAGCTTTCATCGATCCTTTCGTTATCGCTTCGGATAAAAATATTGGTTTCTATGTTTCAGAAGCGGTAGTCGGATCATCGAATACAGGCTACAGCGATCTTTTAGATCCTGCTAGGGGTTCTTTTAACCACAATGCACCTGGAGCAGATCGTCTTCAGTTGGTTGTATCTCTTAGATCATACGATTATCAAACTGCTACGCTGCCAGAAAATTTCTATCAGTACGCAACTTGGCGCAACGGCGGAATGATAAGAAGTAAAATCAAGACAAATCCGTTAGCTGGCGTAGGCGATGCTATAGCTAAATCTGCTTTTGATGCAAATGGCAGCTATACTATAACTGGATTGCAAACTGTTATTCACGAACATCTTGCCCTCGATGGTAACGGAGGCCGCTTTAGTGCTGCACAAGGTGGCAGTGCCGATAAGTTTGTGTTTGCAATTACACCTGGTAAAGCAAATGTTGGCGGGTATCCAATTGAAAATAAAAATAAAGATTGGAAAATAACTATAGATAAACCTACCGACACCAAAATTGAAAGCAGTATAGCACAATCAACTGCTTACGGAAACTACACATTAATTGATGAGACTTCTGGTGTTTGGGATGTTGACGGTGGAGAAACTGTATCCCTATATGATACTGCACAGAACTCAGTGACTTCTGCAACTTTTTCTTCTACTTCTATCACTGGAAATCAAATAGGATCGGCAAAAATTAGATATCTCTCTCTCGATTCTGGTGATGCTGGAACTGCCGCAGCGCAATATAGATTATACATGTACGATATTAAAATGTCGAGTGGCACATTTAAAGACGTTGAAAGCATAGCGTATACTAATGATACTGCGAATGCAGTTGCTGATACTGTACTAGTAAGCGGCGAAGCTGTAATTCAAGAAGGCAACTATAATAGGCTAGTATGGGAATTACCTTACACAAGTCTAAAAACATTAAAAGCAAACAGTAGCGCATATAATTTTGATTTTAAATTTATTGACGAATTTGATGTCGAAGTAAACGGCAGCACTGGTGTAGTGGCATTATCTCCATCAGATCCTAGTAGTCAATCATTTTTCTTTGCAACTGGGACCCTTTCAGATTCTGTTATAACAAGCAACATTCATCTGGTTGCTGTTGACTCGTTTACTATTGGCGCAAAAACATATGCGGCAGGTGAATATGTAGATTTAACAGATGCTAGTGTGACGGTAACTTGTGCTGGAACAAGCTCGGTGTCAATAACATTTTCATCTCCTCCTACTGGTGGCAATGCTGATCTTAAAGCGTATGTTAATATGCAACAAAACAGCAACAAGAATCCTATTACTAAAACATACACAAAAGACAAGATAGTTAAGATTGATACACAAGATGCTGGCGCACAGTCATTGGCTAGCAACTTATATTGCTTGGGTGTTTCTGATCTAATTAAAATTAAATCAATTACTGCAACTGATAATGCAGATTATGTTACCAATAGAGTCAATGTTACAAATGAATTCATAGTTGATAATGGACAAAGAGATAGTTACTATGGTCTTGCTAAATTAAAACAAAAAGCTACTAGTGCGTATGACTTGGCAACAAAAAGATATATTCTAGTAACATTAGAATATATGATTTCTGCTGACGTTTCTACTGGACCAACATTTGCATGTGTAGATTCTTATTCTGCTGCAATTGCTGGCGGAGACATGACGTTACAAGAAATTCCTTTGTATTATCCATCTTCAGGTAGAATAATTGATTTAAGAAATTGCATAGACTTTAGACCTTATGTAATTGATACCGCTGAATTGATAGACAAGGCAGCATTCGATGCTGCGGATGCAGCTGGTAAAACAGGACTATTGAATGCGGCAGCTGCAAATCCTAGTACAAATGAAGTGATCAATAGACCAACTAATGGATTAACAAATCCAGTACCAAGTGCAACTTTTAATACAAATCTAGAATACTATTTGGCACAAGCATTTAAGGTAGTAGTAACAGCAGAGGGCGAATTTAAAGTATTGACCTCAGATTCTGCTGAATTTCCAAAAATTCCACCAGTGCCGGATAATGCACTGACGCTTTCTGAAGGTATATTTGCTCCGTATCCTTGTTTGTCGCCAAAGGCTGCTAATTATTATAAAAGAGCAGACTTAAAGGCTTACATCGAACAGGTAAGAACTAAGCGTTATACGATGAAAGATATCGGTGGACTAGAAAAAAGAATTGCCAATCTTGAATACTATACTGCTTTAAGTTTATTAGAAAAAGAATCTAAGTCATTGGAAATCCTTGATGCATCTGGTGTAGATAGATTTAAAAATGGATTAATGATAGACGCATTCAATACATATGGTGTCATGGCAGTTGGTCATGATGACAATAAATGTTCTTTGGATCTAAAGAGACAGCAGTTAAGAGCCGCATTTGATTCTAGTATCATTGCATTTAAACCAATTGCTACAAGTACAACAGTGGGACAAACTGGCGACATGTTCCATGTTCCATATGTCGAAGCCGTATATACAAAACAACTACAAGCTAGTAAAACAAAAAATCTAATTAGTGAATTGTTATTTGCTGATCCAGAGCCTTTGCCGGTTGTTCCTGATCCAACGCCGGACTCAGAACCTGGAGCTGTCATTCCAGAGAGCAGTTCTTTGTCTGTAATACCTCCGATACCGCCGAAAGCTGACGAACCTTATTATAACTTGATTCGTTCTTCTGCTACGATCAACGAAGGTCAGTCGGTTACTATATCGTTAGAGGTGTTAAATCTACCAAATCCACTTGGCACTACAGTAGGTTATTCAGTATCTGGTGTGGACTCAGCAGATATAAGTGATGCATCTCTTACTGGCAGTTTCACGTTAGATGCTTCTGGAGATGCATCAGTAACTTTTAATACTGTCGCAGATCCTGATCTAGTGGATGAAACACTTACATTAACGCTAACAGGGTTGGCTGGAACTACTAAAGGAACTCTAAGTACTAGTATTACAATATCTGATACTACGATTTCTGCACCGCAACCTGTACTTGGACCATATGCTGGTTCGATGAGTCTTTCTCCATCTCAAGATGCTTGGTTTGATGATAGCTACGCTGAACCTGCCTATCAGAACAAAGAAGGTTCGTGGGATAACTTAGAAATAAAAGGCGACTGGAAAGAAACTTGGGGATCTTGGGAGTTAATATCAGAAGATATAGTTAATGCGACATCAACTTTAACTGAAGGCGAAATAGGAATTCCACCCAAAGGCTTCGGTGGCACGATGGGCCCCACTTCAGTTGATATTGTAACTAAAGAAGAAGCAAATGGATACTGGGAAACAGAAGTAAAGACATATACTGGTCGCAGACAACTTTACGACATAACTACAACCATTGCTGGCAAAAATACGCAAACATGGGAAAGAACTGGCTCTCGTATATTCTACGGAACTATTCCAGACGAAGTTACTGAATCTACTGGCGACTCAGTTATCAATACTGAAGTTGCTGCATGGGTTCGACCTATTAGTATAAGTGGCACTGTTGATGGTCTGATGCCAAATGCAGCTCATGCGATTGCTATGGGCGGCATAAGTAAGGGCAGCGTAACTTCAAATTCAAACGGTAGAGCTACTTTCTCTATCAGCGTAAATCAAGGCGAATTCAAATGTGGAAACATTACGGTTGAAGTTACTGATTCTAATGTAGCATCAGGAATTGATTCTTATGCGTCAGCAATATTTAGTGCGAATGGAAGTAAAAGAACTTTACAAACTACTTATGTTACTACCAGATGGCCAGAACCACCAGTAGGCGCAATTCCTCTTCAAGAAACAAAAACTGAAATACTTCCAGTTGGAGAAGACGGAAGAACAATGACGAAAAAAGGTGATGTTATTATCACCACTGTGCAGGAAGAAGGCGTTTCAAATTGGATACCAGTAGACGATGTATTTGTAACTAGTTCTTGTGTCCTTGGTGTTGGTGACGGCACAATTGGAAATTCAATAAGCACCTACCAGAGATATGATGGAACGACATACAATGTAGAAGCGCCGAGTGCTGCATGTACTCCTGCCGCACCAACAGCAGTGCTTACTTTAACTCCAATTGATACGAGTATTACTACTCTTACGCCAACCACTATTACTACAAAAGTAGTAGAAGAAGTTGATACAACTACTGGTACAGTTGCTCTAGTCCAAGCAGTCGATGATGTTATTATAACTGAGGTTTCTCTTTTTGATACTGCTACAAATACTAACAGCGGAGGCGATGCATCTGGTGTAGTTACAGTGACACTATCAAATGGAGCAATTTTGGTAGCCGACGGACTTGACGAATCAGACTTTGTTGCCGGAGTAACTACTACTGAAGGTAGATATGCTGTTGCAACCGAAAACTTAATTCGTAGTGGTGGAGCTACTGTTGATTTAATTACAACTCCATTCTCCTCTACGATTAATGATGCTACAGTAAGTTCTGATAACAATACCATAGTCGCAACGGCAGCTGCTGCATTTGATCATGCACCTATCTTTAAAATGCCAACATTCCAGCAAATTTCTGATAGCATTTGTATATTTGATCCATTGGCACAAACTTTCTATGTTACTGGAATGCCTGGAGGAATGTTCGTTCCTTCAATTGACGTATTCTTCAAGTGTATATCAAGCGAAGCAAACAACAATGGTGTCACCCTTGAAATCAGAGAAGTTGTAAATGGAAATCCTACTGCGAAAGTTGTACCTAACGGTAGAGTGTTCCTAAGAAGATCAGATGTTGACGCATCTGGAATAAATGCTGACGGCAGTGTTGATTTCAGATCAACCAAATTTAGATTCAATCATCTTGTACATCTAAACAATGATACAGAATATTGTATTGTTCTCAGACCAGAAGCCAATGATCCAGGATACGAAGCTTGGGTAGCAGAACTGGGCGAATTGCAAATTAATTCAACAAATAGAATTACAAAGCAAGCGCATGGCGGTGTATTGTTTACTTCTGCTAATGACAGAAGTTGGTCTGCTCATCAATCAGAAGATTTGATGTTTATGGTCAACAGATGTAACTTTAAAACCAACACAGATTATGTACTTAACACAGCTAACAAAAATATTGATTGGATTAAAGTAGACAATAATACATGGGACGATACAGTAGTTGCTGGCAAAGTAAAAGCTCCTAAGTTTGATTTAGATTCTTTTGTCCACGGTTTCAAACTCACATTAGCAACTGCTGGTGACTATGCAACTGATGGCACATATGCTCTAACATTCACCGGCGGCGGTGGCTCAAACGCAGCGGGAACATACGTTGTAGCAAGTGGGGTTGTGACCACCGTCACACTAACTAATCCAGGAAATGGATACACTTCTGCTCCCACAATTACATTACCACTTGGTACTCCTACGACACAAGCAACAGTCAGTGTTGAATTGAATAGGGGCCAAGTAACATATTTCGATTCTTTTTACAAAACGTGGGAAATACTAGTTACTGATGGAAAATTCACATCGGCTGATCTTATATCTGACGGTATTAATTTTGTCAATATTGATAGTATTAACGACAGAGTTGTTGACGCACATGTATTGAAAGCTTCTGTGATTAACCCAAATGAAAAATGTTTTATAACTAAAAGTATCGCTCTAACGAAAACTGCGGCGGCTTCTGCTAACACTACACATACTTCGTTGGAGACAAATGCAACAGTTGAATTGGAAGAAGAGAAGACAATTTACAGCTATTCCAATGAGCAAAGAAATTATACAGGAAATAAAACTGCTCTTGTTAAATTTACATTGAATACCCCTTTAAACAATCTTAGCCCGATAGTTGATCTTGCTGGAATGTCTATGGGTATGTACAAAAATAAAATAAACAATCCAAGTCCAGTGTCTGAAAGTGTCAGATTTGGTGGCAACGCAGATGCCAAATATATTTCTCGTCAAGTAGTTCTTGCAGACAAACAAGATGCTGAAGATATGAGAGTATTCCTAGACAACAAAATACCCGCAGGTGCTGACGTAGAAGTTTACGGTAAGTTTAGAAATGCAGAAGACGATGCTGAATTTGTAAATGATATTTTCTGGCACAAACTAGAAATTGAAACTTCTCCTAAAGTTAGAAGTGAAAATTTTGCACAGTATGTTTATAAGATTCCTGCAAAAGGTTCGAACTTATACGGAACAGATAGTGGTACTGGCGTATATGAGTATGAGGTTTATAGAATCAGCAACATTGCAGTCAGTGCTGGTGGTACTGGATATACTCAAGGCAGCGCACCAACAGTAACATTGACTCACTCGGCAGGAACTGGATACGGTGCAACAGCGGCAGCAATTGTTGAAAGTGGAGTTGTAACTGGTATTAAAATTACAAATCCTGGTCGTGGATACGATACTGGTACTGTAACTGCTACACTCTCTGGCGGAGATGGAACTGGAGCGACTGCTGGTACTGTAACTGTTTCGCCAATTACATTCAAGGGATATAAAGATTTTGCAATAAAGATTGTTCACCTCAGTGACAATACTGCAAAAATACCTAAGTCTGCTGGACTTAGAGCATACGCATTACAGGTTTAATATGAGCATAAATAAGTTTGTCCAGATAAAAGATTCACCAAACTTTTATAGAGATGTACATTCTAAAGGTTTGGTGAATACTGATCATAGAGCATTGGAAGAATATAAAAATGCCAGAAGACAAAGACAAAAGTCTAGTGAGTCAATTGTTCAATATGAAAATGATATAAATACATTGAAAGACGAAGTAACATTTTTAAAAGAATCGTTGAAGTTAATTTTAGATAAAATGAATTCTCAGGAATAAGTAGATGGCAACATTAACATTAAGGTCAGTTAAAGGTACTCCTTTGACAAATACTGAAGTTGATAATAACTTTGGTAATTTGAATACTGACAAATACGAGTCTGGGGATTCAGTTAGTGTTGATGATCTGGTAGTTGCTGGAGAGACAACTGTTAGTACATCCGCCGCTGTAAGTGCTGCTGGTACTGTACAGGGTGATGCTACTGCATTGACAAAAACATACAATCTAGTTACGACAGCAACAGCGGATCAAGGAGTTCAACTTCCTTCTGCTGCTACTGGTAAATCGTGTACTGTATTGAATGCTACTTCAGTTAATATTAAGATTTATCCTGCTACATCTGATCAAATAGATAGCCTGTCAGTCAATGTTGCAAAAGACTTGGCGCCAGGTGCATCTTATAATTTAGTATGTTCTTCTGTTACTATATGGAAGACATTGCAGCCGACTCTAATTTTCGACTCATCAGGCGCTCGCCTGAATTAAGGAATAATAAAAAATGCGCCCAATAAGAATCAAAGCGTCCAGTACTCCTCCATCGTCTGCAAATTTCCAAGGTCTACAGGAAATGACAGATGGTGAAATTAATCAGTATCTTTCTTATGTCATCACAAATAAATTTGCTGATGATACTGACGGCAGTGGAACAGCAGAACTTAATGTAGACACTGCAAATGCATTAACTGGAACTACTATTGGTAACTGGACAAATACAATCAGAGATGACGCAATAGGCACTCATCCAACTGATAGTGCAACTACAGATACCGTGTACTACTTCAAACAAGTTACCGCTGCTGCGTCAGAAAGTATTACGAATCGTCCAGTAGGATATGATGCAGGCGTCAAAGAATTTTCAGATGCGGCACTTGATACTGATGTATTAGATAAAGTAATCGAAGACATGGTAACAGGTACTGCTTACACTGTTGGACAATACTCACTAGCAGCATCATCGCCTTCTGGTGGTACTTGGACCTCACGATATACCATAACAGATTCCAATCAAGGCGGAAGCAGTAACATATATTTGTGGCAAAAAACTGCTCCAACTACTGCTGCAAATGCTGATTTGATATCATTGAAACTAGATGGTACTAATATAAAAGGCATGTCTACTGCTGAAATTGAACAAGTGGTGCCTAACTTCAGAAATAGAATCATTGACAATAATATTGGTACATACAAACTACAAACATCTACGCCAGGAACTGGTACTTGGATTCAGATGGGCGATTCGTTGGTTGATACTCGCCAAGAAGTAACATCACAAGACTACAGTGGAACATATACAGGTGCTTTCTCTGGTGCCTACACAGGCAGCTTTGCAGGAAGCTTTGTGGGCGCTAAAACATATTCAGGTTCATATACTGGATCTTTTTCTGGTGATTATGCGGGTAACTATGTAGGTACCAGTGCATATGCTGGAGCTTATTCGGGTGCTTATTCAACAACAAATTCATATACGTTGTTTTATTCAGGATTTGCTGGTGGCACAAATTATTACACTGGATACTTCACTGGATTTTACACCGGCTATTATACTGGCGCTAAAACATACACGGGCTATTATACTGGCGCATACAACCAGAATTTCTCTGGTGACTATGTAGGTACTTCTGCGTATTCCGGAAGTTATTCTGGCACATACACTGGTTATTATTCTAGTAACTTTACTGGAGATTATGCTGGTAATACGATTCAAGCATCAACTGAAAACGTCTCAACTGTAAAACTTTGGCTGAGAACAGCTTAGAAAATTGACTATATAGTATTACACTATTTTAATTATGGAGCTACACAATGTCTGAACTCGCAATTTCTGCGGATACCTCTGTACAACAAGTATCCGCAGAAGAACCTAAAAAGAAATATCTTTTCCCTTATTGGTCTAATAAGGAAACCAGACACCTCATTGTCACGATAGAAAATCCTAATGGTCAGAGCAGCATGGCTTCCATTATGGATCCTGATGGCACTAATCCTGACATGAAGTCCGTTCTAGAGCAGTATACCGAAGACGAAATTGATAAAAACACACAAGATGGTCTAGATAGACGCAATGAAAATATCAAGCGTCAAATGGAAAGGCGTGAATCTCAGATGGTTCGTGGCAAACAAGAGACATTATTTAATTGTAAGCTAGAAGCTTTTGAAGTAGATGCTATTAAAAATTCTAAAAATACTGAGATGAAACGAAAAATTCGCAAGTCCAAGTCTATCATGGAAGTTCAGGCATACGCAACTATTTTGTTAATGAAGGAACTTGAGAATGACGAAGCAGCAGACTAAAGGGTTTGTAATTGTTGCTTCTGTCAAAAAAGGTTTTTATCGTTACGCTAAAGTATTAGCAGAATCAGTTAGAGACTTTTATCCAGAAGCAAACATAACATTTTTCACACACGAAGAATGGGTTGAGCCTGAAGACTATACCTTATTTGATACCATAGTCACTGAAGGAATACCTCGACACATTCGTGCTAAGTTATGGGCATTAGAAAAAACTCCATACGATATTACCTGTTATCTAGACGCTGACATGATGTGTGAGCATGAAGATATTCAGAATGTGTGGGACGAGTTGCCTGATGATTTAGATATTGTCTTCACTAAGAATCGTCCTTACAACGCTAAATTGACTAAGTTAGCAGAAGGCGAAGAGATGACTTGTCATTGTGGATTCTTTATCTATAGAAAAAATGAAGCAACAATGGACCTCATGGGCGCATGGTACACTGAATATCTAGCACAGTGGGAACCAGACTACGACATGCTTCATTATCCGAAAGATGCTAGAAAGTGGGATACATTTACTATGTGGCGCCTGCTCACATACGGAGATAAAGGTGTTAAGTGGGGATACATCAAAGACCCAGATGCTAGATGGAACTTTGTAAACGGATATCGGTTTGAAGAATTGCAAGACACTGAGATTGTATTGTATCATCACACTATTCCACCAGATAAGTTAGACTAGGAGTTTAAATAATGAAATGGATTGATATTAATAATACTGAAATATCAGAAATTTTAAACTCCTATAGTGATTGGTTCTTTGACCAAGACTTAACTGAGCTAGATAAAATTGCAAATCACGAAGGCAGACATCAAGGCTACACTCTACCAAAAGCGTGTAGTCTTGAACATCTAGCAGAAATTGTTACTAAAGACGGTGAGCATATAGGCTATCCCGAGAAAACAATTTCAGTAGACATTGCTTCAGAAGATCGAGTATCGTCAGAGCATAAGAAAAAATGCATGAGCATGGCGACTACACTGTGTTCTTATCTAGGTGCTAGAAATCAAGCTGTCAATGTGTACTATCCAGCAGAAGGATATATGGGATGGCACAACAACTGGAATGCAGCAGGATATAATATTCTTCTGTCATACTCAAAAGAAGGAAATGGATTCTTTCGTTACAGAGATCCTATCACACACGAAGTAGTGAACATGCCAGACAAGCCTGGTTGGACATGTAAAGTAGGATACTTTGGAAGAGGTAGAGAACCAGACAAAGTGTTTTATCACTGTGCTGGCTCTCATGAACAAAGACTGTCTTTAGGCTTTGTCGTACCTCACTTAGAGATGTGGCAAGACATGATTGAAGACATTTCAGGCGAAGACGCTACTTCTTACCAATAGCCATAAAACGATCAAACTCATTTAGACCATCAAACGTCCAGTATTTTTGTTTAATATCACCTTGATACTGGACGTTTTTTATGCCTGTGTTTTCTATATGATTATCTATTGAGTCTACACAATTAATACCATACATTTCTTTGATTAAGTTTGAATTCTGAATAGCAAATATACAATCAGGATTTGATGTGGTCAACTCCTTCAAAGGATACATAGTTTCCGCACACATTGATATAAGAACATCGCTATGTAAAGCATTAATATCATGAAACGCAAATGGAACATCCCAATTGATATGATTCAAATCGATGCCTTGTTCTCTGTAATAACGATTGAATACTTGTGATAGTTCTAATGCGTCTTTATCAATATCAATCAAGTTTATTTTACCAACATTAAAGTTTTCACAGAGCAAAGGAACTAGTGGAAATCCTAACCAAGAATTTAATACAGTGATTGTCAATTTTTTATTTGTGTCTAATATATTTTCTAATTCTTCACATAACCAGATAGCAGCTTCCATTGAATTTGGATTTAAAGACTTTCTAAAGTCTTCTTGCTTGTAGGGCATTTCGTGTTGAATTTTATCTAACCCATCACCCCAATTTTTGTAATTATTTAAAAAGTTATAACTTAACATCTTCAGGTCGCTCCATAGAATCATATAAACATATCAAAAGATTATCTCGTACTACATGCTTTTCAATATCAGTTGGCCAAATATAGCCATTATTGTAACTGTACACCCACCCCTCTGGAAAATAATCTATATTCAAAAGCTTTTCCCGCTGATGAGCAAATAGATTATCTAATCCTCGATAATAGAAAAACATTTGTGAGGGGTAGTCACACACAAATTTAGTAATCTTGTCAATATTTAGTCTGTCGTTCCATCGTAAAACAGATGAGTTCAATTCGGTGTATGCCCACGGAATATCTACAACGTCTCGTTTCATTTTTTTAAGATTATGCCAACAAGTTCTGATAAAAGTCAAGTTGTCTTCTGGATCATAATCTACGATACAATCTATGTTTTGTTGTATAACAACATCTAAATCCAGGAAAAGCTTTTCTCCTTTTTGACTGACAACAGTGCGATCAAACAAGTATAGTTTGTTCCACCATTTTTCGTAGTAGTTGTTTTCAGGTAGATCAATTACTAAGATATCAGGATTCAATCCCCAAGGAGCTTCTGTCAAACAATAGAAGTCAAACTCCTCAGTAATATGTTCTTTACACATTTCATGTATTTTATTTACATGTTCGTGTGAGTATTTTTCTCCCCACTTCACGGTATAAATGCTAATCATTTCCAATGCTCCAATAAATTTGGATCTGCTAAATCATCTTGTTTAGTGCTGCCTCTGCTCTTGTCTTCAAACGGCAGCAAGTCAATATTAAACACACATAATATAGGATCTTCTCTGTATGTATCTACTGCTAAATCACCTTCATCCCAGTCTCTTCCTCTGTTGTAAGAATAAGCCATCCAACTAGGAAAATGTCCCCATAGTGGAGTATTGCCAAAGTCTCCCCAACGCCAACTGTGGTAGTTATCAGTGCCGTCTGTAAACGTGAACCAAATCTGTTCTTGGTGCTTCAATACATCTTCCCAAATACATTCGCACTGATCGTCACTCCATACTTGACAGCTACCATTTGTGTATGCGCCGTGTGATAGTTTAAATTGTCTAGTTGTCATAGGACGAGGATCTTGCCACCAACTTTTTAGTTTAGTCGGTCTATCTAAATCGTATGTAATGATAGGACCCATGTCGTTTTGGATAATAACATCCAGATCCAAAAATACAAATCGTCCAGTAGGCTTATCATCAGCAAAATTGTGAGTATTAAAAACAAAAGTCTTAGGGCGATCCCAACAACGAGCCATACCGTATTTAAAATTATCACTGCCAAACCAATACTTAGGATGAATGCAGTCAATGTCAGGAAAGTCAATTACTTTAATCTCCTCGTCTAGTCCTTCAGGATGTTCTGTGTAGCAGTAGAAGTGGAAGTCAAACATCTCAGGATCAGTGTGGCGTTTTGCCATGTTCTTTAGCTTGTTGACAAAATGAGGGCCGTACTTAGTACCCCACTTACAGCAAACATAATTAACTCTCATCTTACTCATACTGAGTCCCAAAGTAATAATAGGTTAGGCTCATCTAATTGTTCAAGTTTTATCTGCTTTTTCGCAGCAGGATCTGGAGTCAAGTCTGTATTGAATATACAAACTTTCGGATCAGGTCTAAATACTTTGGCTTCAATATCGTCAGGATATTTCATGCCCCTGTTATAAGAATACACCCAATCGTGTGGTATATTTTTCCAGAAATCTCTTTGGCGCCAGTAATGATAGTTATCTGATCCTTTAAAAAATGTAGTGAATACTACTTCTTCGTTTATCATAACGTCATGGTAGATATGTTTACATTGCTCGCCGTTCCAACACATCATACTAGAGTTGAAGAATGTTCCTCTAATTTCTATGAACAATCTTTCATGGATCTGATTTGGATCTTGCCAGTTAGAATGTACAATTCTAGGCTTCTCTGCTAATTCTTCTAGCTCGTCTATATTATTCTGAATAATTATATCTAAATCAAAATAACACCACTTTCCTTCGTATCCTAGCCATTCTTGAGAATTGAATACAAGAAACTTAGCACGATCCCAACAATAGTTTTCTTTACCGAACCAATGATCTGGATGAAGAACACCATCATCTGGAATAGGGTGTGTGTCACACTTCAGACCTTCGCTGTCATCTGTGTAGCAAGTAAATGTGAAAGGCTTCGTATAGTTCTTTTCAACCATGCGATAAAGGTTATTCACATAGTCAGGAGAGTACTTGTCACCCCATTTTATGCATACAAAGTTGATCATATTCTTTCTCAATGTCGGGAAAATCAGCTTGCCCGTTTAATAATGCTATTGTTTTGTCTGGCTGATACTTGTTGCCAGAGAATTTAAATGAGTATATCTCATCTTCTGGGAAATGCTCGAAAGTAAAGTTTTCATGGTACAAGAATCTATCGTCACCTGCGTATTTAACCATGTAATAATCTTTGTTTTCTTCCCAGTAATTATATATATGTCTCGCATCTTCCCACAACATTACACTAGAGTTGAAGTTGCTTAGATAATTAAACGACCATCTAGCGTCTTTATGATAAGGAAAGTTCTTATCTTTCCAATAAGTATAGCAAATGACAGGGGTATTGTCAAGTAAATTAAACAAATGATCTATATTTTTTTGTATTCTTATGTCTAGGTCTAGATACAGTATCTTGCCGTAAGTATGTAGGTTAAATAATTTTACCTTTTCCCAGTGACCTTCTACTTCTTTGTCTATCGGTATTGTATAAATATCTTCATACAATCCTGTATTATCATCTGTTACGCACACATAATTGTATTTCCCATCAGTCGCATCATATATGCGATTCACATCATCGGCAGTGTATTTACTGCCATATTTTAGTGTCAAAATTGTTTTCATATTGAATATCAATTTGTTATAAATAAAAAGAGTGAACTAACAGGATAATCATATGGCAGGTATAACAAACATAGTTATAGATCAAGGGACTACTTTTGATCTCACTATTAATGTAACCGCAGACGATGGGTCTCCCACCGATCTTACTGATTATACTATTTCGTCTCAAATTCGTAAAAGTTATTATACTAATACTTATACAGACTTCACCACGAGCAAAATAGATTTGACAGGCGAAATTACGCTTTCTTTAAGTCCTACACAAACTTCAGCATTGAAAGCTGGTAGATATGTGTATGATGTTGAAATGGCATCATCCGATGAGACTGTTAGGGTGATGGAAGGTATTGTAACTGTGACCCCAGAGGTGACACGATAATGGCAATTAAAGTTTCTGTTCCTTCTAGTAGTCGTAGAGTAGTTTCCACTGTTGCTACAGGGTCACAAAGAGTAACGTCCGCAAGAGTAGAACAATTAGCAAATGTAGATTCTACTGATCTAGAGGATGGCTACACATTAGTATATGATGAATCAGTTGGCAAATGGGTAGCAAAAGAATTAAGTGCCGAGCTGAATCTTGATAATTTGGACGGTGGCACTTATTAAAAATTATAAGATGAAAACATGTTTTTATAATAAATAAAAAGTATTTTTTTTAAAAAGGAGAATTGCCACATGGCGACAGTAATTCAGATCAAACGATCTACCGCAGCAACTGCACCAACGGCGGCGCAGCTTGCAGCGTCAGAAATGGCGTATGCACAAGATAAAGCTAGTGACGGTGCAGGTGCGATTCTATATATCGAATCAGTCAATAATGACAACACAGCAGCGATCCATAAAGTTGGTGGTAAATACTACACTGACCTCGTAGACGCCGCAACTTCTGCTAAAACTAATAACGCCATCGCTAAACGTGATGGTTCTGGTGCTATCTCTGCTGACGTAACTGGTAATCTTACTGGTGATGTTACTGGTAACGCTGACACAGCAAGCGCATGGGCAGCTGCTCGTACTATTACACTCGCTGGTGACCTTTCTGGTTCCGTATCAATTGACGGTTCTGGCGATGTTACTCTTACTGGTAGTGTATCAGGCGCTGAAGCAACTTCACTCACTGGTGATATGACTGGTGATGTGTACGCAAGCAACGGCACAAGCAAAGTACTTGAGAACGGTACTGACGGTTCAGACGCTACTTTCACTGGTGATGTAACTGGTGATCTTACTGGTGCTGTAACAGGTAATGTCACTGGCGACCTTACTGGTAACGTAACAGGCGATGTAACAGGCGATGTAACTGGCGATCTGACTGGTGCTGTTACAGGTAACGTAACAGGCGATGTAACTGGTGATCTTACTGGTGATGTAACAGGCGATGTAACTGGTAACGCTGATACTGCATCTGCGCTTGCAACTGCTCGTGCAATCAGCACTTCAGGTGACGCAACTGGTACTGTAAACTTTGACGGCTCTGCTGCTGTAGACATCGCTCTTACACTTGCTAACTCAGGTGTTACTGCTGCATCTTACGGTTCAACTACTGCTGTTCCTGTTATTGCAATTGACGCAAAAGGTCGCATCACTTCTGCATCAACAGCAACTATCGCAACTTCGTTTGATATCGCTGCTGATAGTGGTACTACTGACACAATGGCTGGTGGTGAAACACTTACTTTCTCAGGTACTACTAACGAGATTGAGACTACTGTTACAAACAACGAAATCACAATTGGTCTCGTAGACAACCCAACTATTGGTGGTAACCTTACTGTATCTGGTAACTTGACTGTTTCTGGTACTACTACTCAGGTTAACACTACTAACATGGCTGTTGAAGATTCGCTTGTTGCTTATGCTACTGGTAACTCTGCCGACGCAGTTGACATCGGTTTCTTCGGTAAGTTCAACGACGGTGCTGCTAAAACTACTGGTCTATTCCGTGACGCAAACGATGGTGACTTCCACCTCTTTGAATCACAAGAAAATATCACTGGTAACACAATCGATAAGAGCGCAACTGGCTACACTGTTGCTACTTTGGTTGCTAACATTACTGGTAACGTAACTGGTGATCTCACTGGCGATGTCACTGGCGATGTGACAGGTAACGTAACTGGTGATCTCACTGGTGATGTAACTGGTTCATTGACTGGCGGCACTGTTTCTGGTCTATCTGCTGCAATTCTTGTTGCAGACGGTGGTACTGGTGCAGGCACATTCACTAGCAACGGTATCATTTTTGGTAACGGAACTGGTGCAATGGGAGTCACTGCTGCTGGTACAGAAGGTCAAGTAATGATTGCTGGTTCAGGCGGAACTCCTGAGTTCGCAGACCTCGATGGTGGTACATACTAAATAGTAATGACAGAGAGGGGAGTTCGCTCCCCTCTTTTGCTTAACACAAAGGTGATAACATAATGGAAAACGAAAACTTAGTCAATGCATACATTGCAAATCTTGCAAAGAGTGTAAATGATTTAACACTTGAAAACCTTCTATTGAAGGCCAAACAACAGAATGCTGCTGCTGAAACAAATGCAACGCAAGAGCAATTAAATAATCAAGCTGAAGAAATACAAGAGCTAAAAGATACTGAAGAAAAATTGCGAAATGACAGCTTTGATCTTCAAAGAAAAGCTAAAGATGACATCGACTTTATTGAAAGATTAGAAGGTGGACTTGAGCAAGCAAACGCTATCATAGCGCAGTTTGAAGAAGAGAAGAATGGGGCGCTGGCTAAAGTTGCGAAGCTTGAGAAAGAAGCTAAACAACAAGCAGTACAAGCACCTACTGATACTACAAAATTAAAAGAAGAAAAAAATACATTATTTAATCAGAATGTTAAGTTGTTAAAAGATTTAGATTATGCCGAGAACAAAATAAAAGAGCTGAAAGTTAAGCTCAGAAATAATACCAAAGAGGAATCGGTAAATGGCAACAATAATCAAGCCAAAACGGTCAGAAACGGCGGACTCGATACCGAGTTCAGGTGATCTCGCTGTAGGCGAAATTGCATTAAACCCTACGGACAAAAAGATTTACACGAAGAAAGCAGACGGTACAGTAGTAGACATGAATCCTGGCGTAACTGCTTCGGATACAGACTCTACTCAAGCCGTGTCAAAGTTTACATTCGCTGATACTTCAACTGGCAATATGTTTGTAGATTTTGATACAGAGTCTGGTACTGCGATTGTTAAAGTAGCAATTAATACAGATCAAGATTACGGACTCATCACTCAAGCTGTTGGCGACTTCAACGCTATCGACTACGGGAGTCTCTAATCATGGCGAGTAGAATTAAATTTAGAAGAGGTAGTACTACCGAACATGCAACATTTACTGGCGCAGAAGGTGAGATTACCGTTAATACAACCAAGGATACTCTTGTAGTACATGACGGAGCCACCGCAGGCGGCTTTGAAATGATGAGAGCAGACCTTGATAATTTAGGCAGTACTGCAATCCCAGCAGCGAATATCACTGATATCGATTGCGGCACTTACTCATAACGGAGACTGGAAATGCCAACTATATTACAATTAAGAAGAGGTACGACCACTGAGCATGCCAGTTTCACTGGATCAGAGGGCGAAGTTACCGTCAACACTACTAAAGATACTCTTGTAGTACATGACGGTTCAACTGCTGGTGGTTTTGAAATTGCTCTAGCGGACGGAACAAATGTATCTGTTTCTACGGAACAAGTACAAGACGCTGCGGCGACTATGTTTACAACAGCAACTCATACTAATATCACTGCAACATATGACGATTCAGCTAATACCTTGACCCTTGCAGGAGCAGCAGCATATGGTGATTCTGATGTAGGTACATACTTGTCCGGTAACGATTATGCTACTAAGACTGCTACTATAGCAGCCATCACTGACAGTGCTCCTGCTACATTAGATACATTGAACGAATTAGCAGCAGCGTTAGGTGATGATGCGAACTTTGCATCTACAGTAACCGATAGTCTTGGCAACAAAGCAGACACTTCTTCGTTGTCAACAGTAGCAACATCAGGTGCTTACTCTGATGTTACTGGTACACCTACACTAGCAACTGTAGCAACATCAGGTGCTTACTCTGATGTTACTGGCACACCATCACTATCAACAGTAGCAACATCAGGTGCTTACTCTGATTTGTCAGGAAAGCCTGATATTCCTGCAGCATATGGTGACGCAGATGCAAGAGGAGCAATCAGCGTTTCAGGTGACTTAGCATACAACAGTTCTACTGGTGTTGTTAGTTATACTACACCAACTGAAAGAACTGATGCAGAAGTACAAGGACTTATCACCGGCGGCACAGGCATTGATGTTAGTTCAGGCGTAGTCTCAGTTGATTCTACAATTGCTACTAAAACATATGCTGACTCTGCTGCATCAACTGCTGTAGCAGATGTTATTGATTCATCTCCTGCTGCATTGGACACATTGAACGAACTCGCTGCTGCATTAGGCGATGACGCTGACTTCTCAACCACTGTCACTAACAGCATTGCTACTAAGTTGGCTTCTTCTGCTGTAAGCGCATACGGTTTGACTTTGATTGATGATGCTGATGCTGCAACTGCTAGAGCTACATTAGGTCTTGGTTCTGCTGCAACTACTGCTGCTTCTGCTTATGCTACTGCTGCTCAAGGCACAACAGCAGATTCGGCAGTACAAAACTTAGCTGATCTAAGCATCACATCAACTGCTGCTGAAATCAACAAGCTAGATGGGTATACAGGTAGTGTTACAGAACTAAACTATCTTGATGCATTACATGCTACTGGAGTAACCTCAACTGAGTTTGATTATCTTGATGGTGTAACTTCTGCAATTCAAACACAGATTGATGCAAATAGAATTGACATCTTTGACGCTTCTGGTACTCTGTTAAACTAAAAGTATAGGTAAAAAATTATGGGTATAGTAATTAAACCAAAAAGAAGTGAAGTGACCGGTGCGCCTACCTCCGAGGATTTGGAGGTAGGCGAGATCGCAATGAATCTAAATGATAGATCAATGTACACAAAAAAGTCAGACGGTACTATTGTTCAAATCGCAAATTTTTCTGCTAGTGATCCTTCTGTTCAGTTTCCTTCTGGAGACTTAGGAAGTTTGACTGGTGCGTCTACAGATGCATTTGGACAATCGCTGACACGAGAGTTTGATTCTTTAGATACTCCTAACGGAATAATTACAACAGAAGATTTGGGAACGCTCGCCTAATGGCATTATCAACTAGACAAGAACTCATTGATTACTGTTTACGCAGGTTAGGTTTTCCTGTAATAGAAATTAATGTTGATGAAGATCAGGTCAATGATCGTATTGATGATGCTTTACAGTTGTGGCAAGAGTATCACTTCGATGGTACTGAGCGCACCTATGTTCAACACAGAATTACAGGTTCAACTCTAAATCTTACTACTTCTGTTGGTGGAAACTTCATTAACAATGACAGAGTTACTGGATCAACATCTGGCGCCAGTGCTTTAGTTAAGGGCGGAAGTGGAACAACTCTTACAATTGAAGATACTGCTGGAGCATTTGCTGCCGGCGAAACTGTTACAGGTTCTATCTCTGGTACTACTGCAACACTAGACGCAATTCCTTATGTCGCTGGTGATATGGATAACAAATATATTCCTATCAGTAGTGGCATCACAGGCATTGTTAGACTGTTCAACTTCGGTGGAGCGGCTACAGCGAACACTCGTGACGGCAATCTGTTTGATCTTCAGTATCAATTCAGACAGAATGATTTATATAATCTGATGGGTGCTGATATGATTTACTATTCTATGGTACAATCACATCTACAAACACTAGAAGAACTTCTTATTAGTGACCGACAAATCAGATGGAACAGAAAGACAGACAGACTGTATATCGACACTGACTGGGACAAGACATTCAATCCTGGTGACTATGTGATTGCAGAAGCGTATGCTATTCTCGATCCAGCAGATTACGCAGAAGTTTACAACGATATGTTCCTAAAGAAATACGCTACTGCTCTTATTAAAAGACAGTGGGGCGAGAACATGAAGAAGTTTGGTGGAATTCAAATGCCTGGCGGTGTTACACTCAACGGCGACAAGATTTTTGAAGAAGCTATCACAGAAATTAACACTATAGAAGACGAGATGCAATCTCGGTACTCATTACCTCCCTCGTTCTATGTAGGATAACCCATGCCTACTAACTTTTATTTTCAAAGTGGACTGACAAGCGGGACTACCAATGAGCAGCGTCTTGTAGAAGACCTTATCATTGAAAGTCTGAAAATCTATGGTCAGGACATTTACTATCTCCCTAGAACGCTAGTGAATACAGACAATATCTTTGATGAAGATACTTTGTCTCAGTTTAATCAAGCGTATCCTCTAGAGATGTACATACAGAATGTAGATGGCTTTGAGGGACAAGGCGATCTATTCACTAAGTTTGGTATTGAAATTAGAGACCAAGCATCGTTTGTTCTATCTAAAAGAAGATGGGAACAAATGGTGCAAATTTCAGGTGGTGAATTTGCACTAGAAGCTAGACCGTCTGAAGGAGATTTACTATTCTTCTCGCTTACTGGTTCTTTATTTGAAATCAAACTAGTTGAGTTCCAGAATCCTTTTTATCAGCTAAGTAAAATTAATACATTTACTATGCAGTGTGAGTTGTTTGAATACTCATCAGAAGTTATTGCTACTGGCATTCCAGCAATTGACGATATATATGACAGTCAAAATATTGATATGTTCTTGTTTCAATTCCTACTTGAAGACGGAACACTGCTGTTACAGGAACAGAGCGAGTCGTTAATTCTTGAAGAATATGCGCTGACTAAAGCAAACGAAAGAACTGACAATGCAGATTTCTTCAGTGAAAATGAAGCAGATGATATTATAGATTTCTCTGAAATTAATCCCTTTGGAGAAATAGTCTAATGTTTAAAAATGTACAATTCTACCATGAGCATATTAGAAAAGCTATCATTGCTTTTGGTATGATATTTAATAATATTAGAATTTCACGAGATAACAGTGACGGTGACCTTGTTCAAACAATGCGTGTGCCGTTGGCTTATTCTACAAAACAGAAGTTCTTGTCTCGTATTGCATTGATTCCTGATGCAGAATCTCGTGGCGAAGTTGCGATTGTATTGCCTCGTATGGGGTTTGAGATACAGCAGTTGACATACGACCCTTCTCGTAAAGTTTCTCCTATACAAAGAAATAAGGCAGTGGGTACAGGAGATGATACGAATACTGTCAGAACATCTTATGTTGCTACTCCTTATAATATGTCTCTTTCTTTATATGTGTTTGCAAAAAACCAAGAAGACGGACTCAGAATTATAGAACAAGTACTACCATTTTTTAATCCGGATTTTAATATCACTGTCAATGAGTTACCTGCTCTGGGAATAAAAAGAGATATTAAAATTACAATGGACAGTATTGATTATGATGACACATACGAAGGTGACTTAGCAGATAGACAGAGTATTATTTGGACTCTAAATTTTACAATGCGACTAAACTTTTATGGTCCTGTAGATAATCAAGCTGTTATTAAAGAGGCTATCGCTAAATTGTATGAAAAAGATGACTTCTTAAATGTCAGAGTAAAGAGTACTGCAACTATAGGTGTTTCTGGTGTAATTGATAAGACGCTTACACCGGCAGATGAATATGAATATATAACTAGTATACTTGAAAGTTTTGGTGATGAAATTGAATAATCCATTTGATAGTTTAGACGATGCGTTTGACACAAAAGACAAGACTAAAGCACTACAGTCAAATCTAAAACAAGTCAGGAAAGATAATAATCTTCCTGTGCCTCCTCCTGATGCTGAAAAGGATCTTGAAGAAGATTTTCAAGAAGCTCGTGATATACTGAGGCGAACAGCCGAGTATAGCGAAGAAGCAATCAAAGGCATGTTGCACATTGCGAAGAACAGCGATCAACCAAGAGCATATGAAGTCGCAGGTCAATTGATCAAGGCACTTCAAGACAATGCTGGTGCTATGATGGATGTTCAAGACAAAGCAAAAAGAGTTAAAGGTGAAGAAGTCAAGTCTAAGAATAATGCTGTAACAAATAATAATTTATTTGTAGGAAGTACTAAAGACTTGCTCAGAGCCTTAAAGGACGAGCAGGTCATAGATCATGAGTGAAGAAACTTCCTATCACGGTAATCCTAATCTAAAATCTATTGGCTACAAACACGACTTTACTCAAGAGCAAATCAAAGAGTATCTGAAGTGCCAAGACGATCCTATCTATTTTATTGAAAATTATTGTATGATTGTAACTCTTGATACTGGCTTACAGTTGTTCAAGTTATATGATTGTCAAAAAATAAAAGTAGATATTATCATGAATAATCGTAAGGTTATTCTAATGGAAGGTAGACAACAAGGTAAAACTGTTACTGCCGCTGCATGTATTCTACATTACACTATCTTCAATGCTGATAAAACTGTTGCTATCATGGCAAACAAAACAGCATCAGCAAGAGAAGTGCTTCTGCGTTATCAAACTATGTACGAAAACTTGCCTATATGGATGCAGCAAGGGGTAAAGACATGGAACAAAGGTGATGTTGACTTAGAAAATAACTGCCGTGTATTCACAGCAGCGACAACAACATCTGGTATTCGTGGTAAATCTGTAAACTGGCTGTACATTGACGAAGCAGCAATCATTCCAAATAATGTTGCTGATGAATTCTTTGCGTCAGTGTATCCTACAATTTCTGCGGGCGAAACAACAAAGATTCTGTTGACATCTACTCCACTTGGATACAATCACTTCTGGAAATTCTGGAATGAAGCAGAAAAGGGCGCAAATGGATTTACTAATCACTTCATTCATTACACACAAATACCTGGCAGAGATGAGAAATGGGCTGAAGAGCAACTCAAGCTTCTAGGCGAACTAAAGTTTACACAAGAAGTATTGTGTGAGTTTCTTGGATCGTCAAACACACTTATCAATGCAAGAACTATTGGAGCTTTGAGTTCAAAAGAAGTATTGTATGAAAATTCTGAAGGAAACGCAGTTGACATATACGAAGATCCAATAAAGGATCATTATTATTGTATTACAGTAGACACTGCCAGAGGTATTGGTGGTGACTATTCAGCATTTGTTGTTGTTGATATTACTGAGATGCCTTATAAAGTGGTAGCTAAGTATCGTAATAACAAAATTGCACCAATGCTGTACCCAAATGTTATAGCAAAAGTAGGAGAAGATTATAATAACGCCTTTGTTTTAATTGAGAACAATGACATTGGCGGTCAAGTAGTAGAAATATTACATGAAGAAATAGAATATGACAATATTTTTAGTACAGTGACAGAAAAATCTAGACAGTATGTATCGCCTGGCTTTGGTAAGTCTACTAGACTAGGCGTCAATACATCGAAACAAGTAAAGAGACAAGGTTGTTTCAACTTTAAGTCTCTCATGGAAGAAAAAAAGCTTTTAGTATTTGATGCCGATATCATTAGTGAGATATCAACATTTGTTGAAAAGGGCAATACTTATCAAGCAGACGAAGGATACAATGATGACTGCGTGATGTGTATGGTTCTCTTTGGTTGGCTATCTACTATGCCATTCTTTAAAGAATTGGTAGATGTAAATACCAGAGAGGGACTATACAATCAACAAATGAAAAGTATTACACAAAATTTAACACCATTTATAGTCAAAAAAGGTAATGAAGGCCCTGACCCATGGGTAGCTGGCGGTGATTATTGGTTAGTTGATGAAGAATACAGTAAAAGACTTTCTGAGTCAAAGTTCAAATACTAAAAACTTATAAATAATTAAACGAATAACAACATAAATAATGTTTGATTTTTTTAACGAGGAGAATAAATATGGCTTTTCAGCTATCACCTGGAGTCCAGGTAACAGAGAGAGACCTCACTTCCGTAGTTCCAGCCGTAGGCAGTTCTATCGGTGGTACCGCAGGCCAGTTTGCTTGGGGCCCATGTGAGCAAGTAACTACAATTAGCTCAGAAAATGAGCTTGCAACACGCTTTGGCAAGCCAGGCGCAACAAATAACAGAGCTTTTTTTGCTGCTGCTTCTTTTCTTGCATACACTAGTACTCTTAAAGTTGCAAGAGCAATCAACTCTGCTTCTTTGAATGCTACTTCTGGCGTTGCTGCGGCAGACGGAACTGGTGTTTTAATCAAGAATGATGACGTATATGAGACTACTTTCGCAACTGGCTCCGGCGGCGACGGAATGTTCGCTGCTAAGTATCCAGGCGCTATCGGTAGTTCCCTAAAAGTTTCATTCGCAGACTCATCTGACTATGCTACATGGGCATACAAAGCTCAATTTGACTATGCACCTTCTGCTACTGCACACGCTACGGCAGCAGGCGGTTCTGTCGATGAGATGCACATCATTGTAATTGACGAAGACGGACTATTTACTGGCACTCCTGGTACAGTACTCGAAAAGTTTGCCGGTGTTTCTAAAGCATCTGATGCTAAAGATTCTGTAGGTCGCTCAAACTTCTATAAGAATGTTATCAATCAAAGATCACTTTACATTTGGTGGACAGCTCATCCAGCTGCTACTAATAACTGGGGATCACTTGCTAACGCACTAACTTTTGACAGCAGCCATGTAGCTGACGAGTCAACTACATCACTAACAGCAGGCGCTGATGGTACTATTTCAGACGGCGACAAGCAATCTGCATTCATTTTGTTTGCAAATGATGAGCTAGTAGACGTTAATCTTATCTTTGTAGGTGATGCTTCTGCCATTGTTGGAGATTATGTTATTGACAATGTTGCAGAAATTCGCAAAGACTGTATGGTATTTGTTTCGCCACAATATGCGTCTGTTGTTGACAACGTAGGTTCAGAGTCTACTGATATCATAACAGAAGTTGGATCATACAATCGTAGTTCATACGCAGTATTTGATTCTGGCTACAAATACATGTATGATCGTTATAACGATGCGTATGTATATGTTCCTTGTAACGGCGATACTGCTGGTGTTTGTGCTAATACTGATACTGTTGCTGATCCTTGGTTCTCTCCTGCAGGCCTTAATCGTGGTGCAATCAAGAATGCTGTTAGACTTTCTTACTCACCAAACAAATCTGACCGTGATGCTTTATACAAAGCAGGCGTTAATCCAATTGTTGGATTTCCTGGTTCAGGTATCGTATTGTTCGGTGACAAAACACTCCTTGAAAAGCCAAGTGCATTTGATCGTATCAATGTTCGAAGACTGTTTATTGTTCTTGAAAAAGCAATTGCAACCGCAGCTAAGTTTCAACTCTTTGAGTTTAACGATGCGTTTACAAGAGCGCAGTTTAAGAACTTGGTCGAGCCATTCTTACGAGACGTTCAAGGACGAAGAGGCATCTATGATTTCCGTGTAGTATGTGACGGAACAAATAATGGAACTCAGGTCATTGATGCAAATAATTTTGTAGCTGATATCTTTATTCAGCCAGCAAAGTCAATCAACTTCATTCAACTTAATTTCATCGCTACTAGAACAGGAATTGCGTTCGAAGAAGTTGGTGCTTAGGCTTATAAATAAAAGTAAATAGGAGATATAAATGAATATTACAGAGTTTAAGGCTCGCCTAGGTGCCGGAGGAGCAAGACCCAATCAATTTAGGGTCTTGCTAGGTTTTCCAAGTTACGTCACAGGCGTTGATACTTCATACAGCCTGTTAGTGTCTGGAGCAGCAGTTCCAGCATCAACAGTTAATCCAGCGATTATTCAATACAGAGGCCGTGAAGTTAAACTAGCGGGTGAGCGTATTTTTGATCCATGGACAATTACAGTAGTCAATGACAGCAATCAGTCACTCCGTCGTCCGTTTGAAGACTGGATGGCTGGCATGAACGATACTTCTACTAATACGGGTATTTTGACACCAGCTGACTATCAAGCAGACGTTACTGTTCAACACTTAGATAGAAACGATGACGTATTGCGTGGTGGTACTTATGTACTTCGCAATGCATTCCCAATTCAGATGTCTGAGATTGCATTACAATACGCACAAAACGATATAATTGAAGAATTTACAGTGACATTCCAATATCAGAACTACGACAACTTTTAGATTCTGATGCTTAAGGATATATTATAATATGAATATTTTTGGTTTTAACATATCTCGTGAAGGGCCACCTAAGTCTGAAAAGTCTTTCGTGGCTCCTTCTGACGAGGGTGGAATTGAATCCATAAGAGCCGGTGGGTACTACGGTACCTACATGGATCTTGAGGGCGTAGCAAATAACGAAGCAGAATTAATTAAGCGTTACAGAGATATCTCTTTAATGGCTGATGTTGATACTGCGATTCAAGACATTATCGATGATGCTATTGCTAATCTCGATGATGAAGATCCTGTAACACTTGACACAGATAAGTTGAATGTTTCTGAATCTGTTAAAAAACAAATACAAGATGAATTTGAAAACATTGTAGAGCTGCTAGATTTTAAAAGCAGGTCACACGATTACTTTAGACGTTGGTATGTTGACGGTCGTTTATACTTTCATAAAGTTATCGACACTGAAAATCCTAGAAAGGGTATCAGAGATATTAGATACATCGACCCTCGTAAAATTACAAAGGTCAAAGAAGTACACAAAGAAAAAAATGAACAAGGTATACAGTTCATTAAAGATGTTGAAGAGTTTTATATCTTTAACGACAAAGGACTATCAGCTAAGCCAGGACAATATAAAGCTCCAGGTAATGACAGTGCCTTAAAGATTACGAAAGATGCAATAACTTATTGTCCTTCTGGTCTAGTAGATCAAGACAAGAACACTGCGCTTTCATATTTGCATAAAGCCATTCGCCCTGCAAATCAGCTTAGAATGATGGAGAATGCCGTAGTTATCTATAGAATTACGAGAGCTCCTGAACGAAGAATATTTTATGTTGATGTTGGTAACTTGCCAACTAATAAAGCAGAACAATACTTGAAAGACATTATGGACCGCTATCGTAACAAGTTAGTGTACGATGCTAATACAGGCGAAGTCCGTGATGATAAGAAGTTTATGTCAATGCTTGAAGACTTTTGGTTGCCACGAAGAGAAGGCAGCAACGGTACTCAAATTGATACATTGCCAGCAGGACAGAATCTAGGACAGATTGAAGATGTAGTTTACTTTCAGAAGAAACTATATCAGTCTTTGAATGTTCCTGTATCGAGACTAGAGCAGCAAGCGGGTCTTAACTTCGGTCGTTCTGCTGAGATTAACAGAGACGAGTTAAAGTTTACTAAGTTTGTATCTAGACTCAGAAGAAAGTTTGGAGTCATGTTTGATGACTTATTGAAGACTCAACTTATTCTAAAGAATATTATTACAGAAGAAGACTGGGTAAGCATTAAAGATGATTTGATGTACAAGTTTGCACAAGATGCATACTATACAGAATCAAAGAATCAAGAAATTTTAAGAAGTAGAGTTGAAGTTCTAAACGGAATGTCTAGCTACATCGGAACATTATTCAGCAAGTCATATGTACAAAGAAATGTGCTGATGCTAAGTGACGAAGAGATAGAACAGATTGACATGGATCTGAAACTTGAGCAGCCGTTTGTAACACAAGAACAACAATTCCAAATGAATACTCAGCCGCAAGAGCCTGAAGCTGAGAGTGAAGTACCACAACAAAATACAGGAGAAGAATAATGGATCAACAACAAGCTATTAGAGATATGATGACAGCATTGCACAAGGCAAATCTGCTGAGGTTCAAACTAAATTTGACTCATTGATGTTTAATAGAGCAAGTGATGCTGTCAATGATTATAAGCAAGAACTAGCTAGAAGTGTTTTTAAGAATCCAGACTTGCAGGCAATGGGACTAGCTGATGGCGATGAACACATCACTGAAGTAGATCCTGCTGCTGTACCAGAAGACTACGAGGAAAAATCAAATGAAGACGTTTAAGCACTTTAGAGAAGGCTTCAAAGAAGACGAGAAAGAAGCTTACAGCGAAGAGACCTGCAGCGAATGTGGATGCAATCCTAAGAGTCCTAAGAAAGGGTGCGATTGCGAACACGAAGCCGTTGAAGAAGGCGCTTACGGTAAGAAGAAAATGAAAGAAGAAGTCGAAGAGATTGAAGAAGTCTCTAAGAAAACTTTAGGTTCTTACATTAAAAAAGCTACTGTTAGTTATGGTAGTCGAGAACGAATGGGCAAAGAATTTGAAAGAGATGCTAAAGAAACTCGTTCTGCTACTGAAAAAAATACAAACTCTAGTTTGGCAGACAGATTTCAAAAAGGTGCTGTGAAAAGAAGAGCTGGCATTATGAAAGCTACCGACAAGTTAGTAAACAAAAAGAATTAAGCGGAGAAAGCAAATGGCAGTATCAGTAGATACATTAAAACTAACACAAGTACAAGGTGTCATCGCTGTCAGAGAAACTGGTTCAACTCCAGCTGTTGGTACTATTGCCCTTGCTACTACTCTTAAAAAAACATATGAGACTCAATCGTCTCCTGTTGCAGACATAAGCAGCCTTCAGTGGTCACTAGCAAGCGGTGCTACTGCTACTATTACACGAGACAGCAAAGTACTACACACGATGACTCTTTCTGGTACGTTAGAATTTTATGGATTTTCAGATAACGAAAATAACGACTCAGATATTGCTGTATCCATAACTGGTGGAGCAGGTACTGTTATAGTCAACTGTAAAAAACTATCTGGCTATGGATCACAGCAGCATCAAGGTGCTGACGGAGACTTAGGATAATGAAACTAATTAAAGAAGTAACAGAAGATATTAAATATATCTCTGAACTAAACGAAGAGACTGGTAAGAAGTCACACTTTATCGAAGGTGTATTTCTACAGTCTAATCTTAAAAACCGTAACGGCAGAATGTATCCTAAAGAAGTGATGCAGAAAGAAGTTGCTCGTTACACAGCAGAATCTATTGACAAGAAAAGAGCATACGGCGAGCTAGGCCATCCAGATGGTCCTACAGTAAATCTTGACCGTGTTTCTCATATGATTGTTGGCCTTAGAGAAGAAGGCGACAACTATATCGGTAGAGCAAAGATTCTAGATACACCTATGGGTCGTATTGTTAAAGAACTTATTGGCGAGGGTGCAAGCTTAGGTGTAAGCTCTCGTGGATTGGGTTCACTCAAAGAAAGAAACGGCGTCAATGAAGTGCAAGAAGATTTCATGTTAGCTACTGCTGCTGATATTGTTGCCGACCCTTCTGCTCCCGATGCGTATGTACAAGGCATTATGGAGAACAAAGAGTGGACATGCGTGAACGGAATTTGGCAAGAGAAAGAACTTGATGAAGCAAAGAGTATGATTCGTGCTGCCTCTTCGAAAGAACTAGAAGCAGTTAAGCTACAAGTTTTTGAAAACTTTCTTTCAAAACTGTCTAAAATTTAACTTTTATAAATATACATTAGCACATAGTAAAAACCGAATAGGAGAAACAACATGGGTGTAGAAAACAAGATCCGAGAGCTTATGGAGGGCGCAGCAAATCGTCCTAAAGATAAGCAACAAGGTGATGCTTCTAATCCTACACAAGGCGATTCAAACGCAAATCCTGAAATGCAAGACCTTAGTGGTACTGGCAATGCAGAAGGCGGATTGACTTCACCTGTGGGTAAAGCAGCATCATCAAAAGCAGGTAAAGATACTACTTTACCTAAAGGCGCAGGAGCAGGTAAAGCACCTAACTTTGACGCCAAAGAAGATCCAAAATCTGTAGTTATGCAAAAATCATCTGCTGGTGTTCGTGAAGACGTTGACACTGACGAAGATGAAGTTATTGCTGAAGACGAAGTTGTAACTGACGAAGTTATTGCTGAAGATGAAGTTGTTGCTGAAGACGCAGAAGAGATTACTGAGGAAGAAGTATCAGTAGAAGAGAATGCTTTGTTTGAAGCCGATCTTAAAGCTCTATTTGCAGACGAAGAGCATCTCACAGAAGAATTTAAAGTAAGAGCAGCCGAAGTATTCGAAGCTGTTGTTACGTCTAGAGTTAGTGCTGAAATTGCAAGCATTGAAGAAGAACTTACTGAGGCAGCAAATGTTGAATTTGAGTCACAGTTAGAGCAAATGGTGGAAAATGTTGACAAGTATCTTTCTTATGTCACTGAAAACTGGATGGCGCAGAACGAAATTGCTATCGAGAACGGTGTTCGTACTGAAGTTACTGAGTCTTTCATCAAGGGACTACAGCAAGTATTCTCTGAGCATTACATCGAAGTACCAGAAGAGAAGTATGATGTAATGGCTGAGATGCAAACAAAAATTGATGGCCTAACTGCTACACTGGACGAAGAGATTCAGTCTAAGATGGCGATTCAGGAAGAGTCAATCACTTTGAAGAAGCAAGCTGTATTCGCTAAACTCTCAGAAGGCCTAGCGTCAACTGAAGCAGAAAAATTTGCAACATTAGTCGAAGACATTACTTACACAGGTATGGATTCATATGAGCAAAAACTTCAGGTAGTCAAAGAAAACTATTTCCCATCTGAGAAAGTAGTTTCTGAGTCTGTACTTGAGGACACATTTGAAGGTAGTGATGAGATAACCAACAATGTTATGTCTAAGTACAGTCAAGCAATTTCAAAATCAACTAAGTTCTAAAATTAATTTTTTATAAATAGTACTGTTAATAAAACAAAACTGAAAACCAAGGAGACTTAAATGTATCTTTCAGAGCAAATTGAAAGCAAGTGGGCACCAGTCCTCGAACATGCTGATCTGACACCTATCGCAGATCCGTATAAGAAGGCTGTAACTGCTGTTATTCTAGAAAACCAAGAAAAAGCCCTTCGTGAAGAGAAGGGTATCATGGAAGCAACTCATACTAACGCTACTGGCGCTAGTGTTGACAACTATGACCCAATCCTCATCAGCCTTGTCCGTCGTGCGCTGCCTAACTTGATGGCATATGACGTTGCTGGTGTTCAGCCAATGACTGGCCCTACTGGTTTGATCTTCGCTATGAAGTCACACTACACGGCGCAGAATGGTACTGAAGCACTCTTCAACGAAGCTGACACTGATTTCTCTGGTGCTGGTACTCATGCAGGTTCTAACCCTGTTGATGGTACTTACACTTCAGGTAATGGTGTATCTACTTCTACTGCTGAAGGCTTCGGCGATTCAACTACTTTGAACGAGATGGCTTTCTCAATCGAGAAGACTACTGTTACAGCTAAGTCTCGTGCATTGAAAGCTGAGTACACTGTAGAACTCGCACAAGACCTCAAAGCAATTCACGGTCTTGACGCTGAGTCAGAGCTTTCTAACATTCTTTCACAAGAAATTCTTGCTGAAATTAACCGTGAAGTTATCCGTACTATCTACAAGGTAGCTAAGCCGGGTTCTGCTTCAACTGCAACTGCTGGTACTTTCGACCTTGACGTTGATTCAAACGGTCGTTGGTCAGTAGAGCGTTTCAAAGGTCTCTTGTTCAACATTGAGCGTGATGCTAACGTGATTGCACAAGATACTCGTAGAGGCAAAGGTAACTTCATCATCTGTTCATCAGACGTTGCAAGTGCTCTCGCAATGGCAGGCGTTCTTGATTACGCACCTGCTCTTTCTACTAACTTGAATGTTGACGATACTGGCAACACTTTCGCTGGTGTTCTTAACGGTCGTTACAAAGTTTACATCGATCCATACAGTGCAAACACTGGTGCTGCATCGCAGTTCTACGTTGCTGGCTACAAAGGTACTAGCCCTTATGACGCAGGTCTTTTCTACTGCCCATACGTTCCTTTACAAATGGTTCGTGCGATTGACCCTAACACCTTTCAGCCTAAGATCGGCTTCAAGACTCGTTACGGCATGGTTGCTAACCCATACGTTACACAAGCTGATGGTACTACTGACGCAGATACATTTACTGCTGATCGTAACCAATATTATAGGGCGGTCAAAGTCCAAAATTTAATGTAGGCATTAAAAATAAAAAGAATTGCGTAAAGCAATCGATTTTGAAAGGACTCTTCGGAGTCCTTTTTTTTGCCTGTAATTTTATATTACAATCTAGTAATATGATTT